AAAAGTTATCTATCAATAATAAAGGTGGTAGAGCTAAATGGTATGAAGTTGCGGGACAAAAAGTTCAAGGTACTTGGGAAAGAAATGTTGCCTTAAAATTTGAAGAGTTAGGAATAGAGTGGAAAAAACTTAAAACCAACAGAGATGTATTAGAGTATGTAATGGATGATAAAGTCCGTTGCTATACTCCAGATTTCTTTCTACCAGCATACAATGTATTTTTAGAAGTCAAAGGGCATTGGTGGGGTAGAGATAGAGAAAAGATGGATATTGTTCTTAGGACATATCCAAACAAAAATATTGTTATTGTTGAGAAAGAACAATACGAAAAGTTTTTGGGAGGTGAGCTAGTCTGGTGATTTCAGCGTCTGCCTGAAGAGCAGAAGAACTAGGTTCGATTCCTAGACCTCCTACCAAATAATGTCGATCCCTGGAGGCGGCACCAAAACAGACCCCGCCTTCAGTGCTGTGCGTAAACAACACTGACTAATTCTAGGTTGACAACTACCTTAAAAGGTTGTATAATTAACACATAAACAAAAAGGTAACACTATGAAACGAGGTAAACTGTAGTGTCATCCTAGACCCCCGTATGGTCCTGGATGGCACGTAAAAGAAAATCAATTACGAATCCATCCATGCTAAACTTTAGTGGCGAAGTAACCGGCTCTTAACCGGAGGAACTGAGTTCGATTCTCAGAGCATGGACCATATGGGGGTATAACTTAACGGCTAAAGTAGTAGGCTTTTAACCTATTAATCAGAGTTCGATTCTCTGTGCCCCTACCATATAAAAACACATTCGCTCGATAAACAATATTGTCTTGGCGAGTATAACAGGTTCAATGACTGACCTTGATTAAGTTCAAGAGTAAGGCAATAAGAGTGTGTTTCTATATGGTAATATAATGCCTCGTTCGTTCAATGGATAGGATACCGTGCTACGAACGCGGGGATGGTGGTTCGATTCCATCAGGAGGCGCCAAATATTGTTGGGGATTAGTTAAATGGTATAACATCGGATTTTGATTCCGGATTTGGGGGTTCGATTCCCTCATCCCCTGCCAAGTTTTTTGTTGGGGCTAAATCGATTGGAGCAGATACTGGTCTTTGAAATCAGGTGAGTGGGTTCGATTCCCACAGCCCCTACCAATTATAATAGACTTATTAGGTGTGACTATGTTGTAATGGTAGCAACCTAGACTGTGACTCTGGTAGTACGGGTTCGAATCCCGTTAGTCACCCCTAATAAGTTTATGCGTGGTTAGTGTTTAACGGCGAGCACGGTTGGCTTCCACCCAGCAAGTAGGAGTTCGAATCTCCTACCCCGCACCAATGTTATGTCTGGGTACCCAAGAGGCCTAAGGGCGCGGTCTGCAAAATCGTTGTTCGTGAGTTCGAATCTCACCCCAGATTCCAAAATAATCCACTGTAGGCTTGGGTGCCCGGGACCGCATGCACCCGAAGAGACGGTTCGATTCCGTCCGATTGGTTAACTTGGTTCGATTCCAAGACAGTGGGCCTTATAATGCGTGTGTAGTATAGCCAGGTAATTATTCTGGGTTGCCAACTCAGAGACCCGGGTTCGAATCCCGGCGCCCGCACCAAAATATCTCCGTAGTGTAACGGCAACACAGCGATCTCCAAAATCGTTATTGGGAGTTCAAATCTCTCCGGGGATGCCATACATAGTGACGTGGGTGAGAGGCTTAAACCACCTTCCTGCTAAGAAGACAGTTCAGCAAACACTGGGCTCGAGGGTTCGAATCCCTCCGTCACTGCCAAACAAACTGGGTATATTGTCAACTAGGTAGACGGCCGGGCTTGGAACTCGGAGGCTGCAGGTTCAAATCCTGCTACCCAGACCAGTATTTAAAATTAATGCCTTCTTACGCTAATTGGTAGTGCGGCTTGCCTTAGAAGCAGGTGGTTGTAGGTTCGAATCCAACAGAAGGTACCATACATGGGCATCGTGGAACCGGGTTCCCTGCGTAGCAGTAATTGGGTTCAACTCCCAGATGTCCACCATATTATATGCCCCGTTACGCTAATTGGTAGTACGGATAGATTCAAAATCTGTTGGTTGTAGGTTCGAATCCAACACGGGGTACCAGTTTTAGGATGTTTACAGCAAACAATTTACTCGCTCCACTACTTCGCGAGGCCGGCCCGCAGGGGGCGTGCCGTGGGTTCGAGTCCCAGTCTTAGGCACCACATCCTGTTATTTGCTCTTGTGGCGCAATTGGTAGACGCAACAGTTTGAGAGATTGTCAAGTGAAGGTTCGACTCCTTTCAAGAGCACCATAGGTCCTTAGTTTAATGGCAGAACAATGCTTTGACTTGGCGTAGATAATAGTTCGATTCTATTAGGACCTACCAAAATTTTATGCCCCCTTACGCTAATCGGTAGTGCGGATTCTCTCAAAAGGAGTTGGATGTCTGTTCGAATCAGACAGGGGGTACCATATACGGAGGGTTATCTGGGCTGGGCCCAGCACGGTCTTGAAAACCGATGGAGTTTGAAATACAGCTTGGAGTTCGATTCTACCATCCCTCCTCCACAATATGCCGCCATAGCTTAATGGTAAAGACGTGAGCTTATACCTCACCAAAGCCCCGGCCAGATAAGCCGGAGTGTGCAGGTTCGAGTCCTGCTGGCGGCACCAACATCCGGCTTTCGTATAATGGATAATACAATAGGCTTCTACCCTGTGAATAGGAGTTCGATTCTTCTAGGCCGGACCAATTTGCTCTTATAGGTAAATGGTATACCGAAGCCATGGTAAGGCTTAATTCCAAGTTCAATCCTTGGTGAGAGCACCAACAACTAAGTATTAGCATGATTATAGATGCATTTATGTTTTTTAATGAGTATGATATTTTAGAAGGTAGATTAGAGTACCTCTATGATACTGTAGATTATTTTATTATAGTCGAAACAAATATCACTCATAGTGGTATTCCTAAACCATTAAACTATCTTGAAAATATACGCAGATTTAAAAAATACAGTGACAAAATATTATACTTTCCATTTTCTACAGATGCTGGAAAATTTAATTTTGAAATTAAACCAACTGAGTGTGATTTTAAGGCACCTCAATGGGTAATGGAAAATATACAACGCAATCATATGGCAAAAGCATTTGAATTATTCGATCCAGATGCTATTATCATGATAGGTGATGTTGACGAAATTCCAAATAAATCTATACTAGGATTAGCCATAGAAAATTTAAAACCAGAACAACCTGCATTAACGCTGGTGCAAGAAATGTTTTATTATAATTTTCAACAAAAACAAGTTAAGCCCTGGAGCGGTACAGTGATAACTTCAAACCGGTTTGCCAAATTAAAGCTACCTCAATGGTTTAGAAATATTCGTTGGGGACTTCCGGGGGTGGCTAACGGTGGTTGGCATTTAAGCTATTGGGGCACCCCCGAGCAGATACAATTAAAAATACAAAGTTTTGCACACCAAGAATTTAATATACCTCAACATAATAATTTAGAAAATATTAAAGAAAAAATAAGTCAAGGAAAAGATCTGTACAGCAGACCAGATAATCAGTTTACTGGTGTGGATCCCAATTCACTTCCGGAAGATATATTAAGGATTTTTGGAAAGACTTCAAGAAAATTTATAACTCATTACTACCAAAATGTAGAAGGCTTTTTTAGACAAGAAGATATTCAATTTTATAAAAAAGTAATAGACAGTTTTGATGGTCCTGCCTATTTTGTTGAAGTAGGCAGTTATAAAGGACGTAGCAGTTGTTACATGGCGGTAGAGATAGCCAATAGCGGAAAACAAATTCAATTTGACTGCGTTGACACGTGGAAAGGAAGTGAAGAACACCAAGTAGGTCAGCCATTTGAAGATCCCGATGTTATAAAGAATAAACTCTACGAAGTGTTTAAACAGAATATGAAGCCTGTCGAAAATTATTATAAAGATATAAAGGCCACGAGTTTAGATGCTTCTAAACTCTATGCTGACCAAAGTTTAGATTGGGTTTTTATTGATGCCGCCCATGATTACGAAAATGTTAAAGCAGATATTCAGGCATGGTTACCAAAAATAAAATTAGGTGGCATTATAAGCGGACACGACTATCCGCACCCACCGGTTAGACAAGCTGTATCTGAAATTTTAGGAATTTTGCCAAGTGTAGGTGATTGTTGGTATAAAGTTGTTGACAATATTAAATAGATACCTTATAATAAAAAGAAGGAAAAAAACATGGCACGGATCACTAGTCAAGAAGCAGTTGAACAAATAGGCAACAGATATGATCTAGTTTTAATCGGTAGTATTAGAGCAAGAGAATTAAAACGTGGACATTTACCTATGACAAAAAAGAAAGGTGGTAATATTGTTACTGCCCTAAGAGAAATTGAAGAAGGTAAAATAGGAATAGACTACTTGAAGAAAGTAAAAGAAGAAAAGAATACAAGAAGCGGGATGGAGAAACGGTAACTCAAGAGTCTCATAAGCTCTAGGTCCAGGTTCGATTCCTGGTCCCGCAACCAGTTTAGGTTAATTACAGCAATCAAAAAAATGGCTGTCTGCTAGGACTTTAAACTAGTATTAACCTGTTGTATTTTGCCCCGGTGACGGAATTGGTATACGTGTTGGTCTTAGAAGCCAAATTTTAGGAGTTCGAGTCTCCTCTGGGGCACCAAATTTAAAAAGGTAAAAACATGTCTTATATTAAACCAGGTCCTAATTATAAAATGACCAAACAAACAAAACGCATTCTTGCTTTAATCGTTGATCCGCATAAACAAGGAATTCAAAAACGTTTAATGATACAGGCTGAACTAGCTTCGTTAATTGTTCCACGTCGAGAAAAGAAAGCAAATATTAATATTCAAAATATCGATTTAATAAATTAATAAAGGAAATATATGCAGGTAAAAGATCAAGAAAATATGGATGATATAGGAAAATGTGGTTGTGGTCGTAGCCCTACTGGTAAATGTATTGGCTGGCACGGGTTAAGTGAAGCACAATTCCAGACAAAATTAGAAGAATATAATAAACTAAAAGAATCAGGCATAGACCAAAATTCTCTCCTATAATTTAGATATATGAATTCGTCTGTTCCAAACTATGTAACTTACCCTTATGTTTGTTGGGACAATTTTTTTACAGATGAGGAACTTGATAGATTAGAAAAGTATTGTGATACAGGCGATCTTGAATCTTTATGTGTAATGGACGATGCAGGAGAATCTATAATTGATCATGATTTTAGACAAGCTGATGGTAAAATTCACTTTATGGATTTAGATAATAAATGGATATTTCAAAAACTAACAGAATTGTCTACACTAATAAATGATCAAGTTTATAATTATAATATAACTGATTTTAATTTTTTCCAATATACTGAGTATAATAAAGTAGGAAGCAAACACAATTTACACATGGATATGGTATTAGGCGATAAAGTTCCAAAAGATATGATATTGCCGTTAAAATTATCTTGTTCATTAATTTTATCAGATATTAAGGATTTTGAAGGTTGTGATTTTGAAGTAATGATAGATTGGAGGAATATTCCGATTGAACAGAAACGAGGGAGGTTAATTGCGTTTCCTTCGTTTATGCCTCATAGAATAACTCCATTAGTTAGCGGAAAAAGAAAGGCTATTGTTTTCTGGGTTCGAGGACCTAGATTTAAATAGAAGTATAAGAGCCTCGGTAGTTTAATGGTAGAACGCCATCCTTACACGGTGGATACGGGAGTTCAATTCTCCAACGAGGTACCAAGTAATAAGTAATAGAATATGCGGGTATGATGTAAAGGTAACCTGTCACCTTGCCAAGGTGAATTTGCGAGTTCGATTCTCGCTACCCGCTCCAATTAGCCGGACCTGTAACCATATTCCGGCTCCGCTGACCCGAAAACAGGATGGGCTGGGCTCACGGGGTTTGACTGTTTCCTGACACAACAATAACAGTCTTGATAAAAGGTAGATATGAATAAAATGAAAAAGGCATTGTGGTTTACAGCAGGTATATTCTTTTTAGGAATTGCTTACATAGGTATGGTTGTTCCAGGAATTCCTTGGTCTACTCCAAGTTTAATTGCCACGTATTGTTTTGCTAAAAGTTCAAAACGCTTTCATGATTATATGATTAATCATCGTTTATTTGGTCCTTTTATTGCTAATTGGAACAATGGAAGAGTGTTTCCAACTATGGCTAAATGGGCTATGTTTGCAAGCATGGATGCAAGTTTAATAATCATGTGGTTTGGTACCCATAATTGGAAACTAGTGCTAGGAATGAGTATATTCTTTATGCTAATATTACTATGGGCTTATAGGTTGCCGGGAACAAAAGAAGAAGCTGAGCGCCGTAAAGAAACAGGTGAAAAACTAGGTTGGTTTAAATGACACAATTAAAAGGATTAGTACCAAAAGGATGGGGTTCAGAATTTATCTGGGCCACCAATGACAAGTACTGTGGAAAGTTTATGAACTTTGAAACAGGTCGTAAATTCAGTATGCACTTCCATAAAGACAAAGAAGAAACTTGGTATGTGCAGTCAGGTAAGTTTATTGTACGCTGGATTGATACTGCCACTGCCGAACTACACGAAAAAGAAATTCGTGATGGTGCAGTTTGGCACAATCCTCCGTGCCAACCACATCAATTAGAATGTATTGAAGCAGGTACAGTTATTGAAGTATCAACACCAGATTCAGTAGAAGACAACTACCGTGTAATTCCTGGCGATAGCCAAAAATAATCTCTCGCTGTAGTTCAATGGATAGAACAAGGCACTCCTAACGCCTAGATCCAAGTTCGATTCTTGGTGGCGGGACCATAATACTTTATTACTACTTGACATATGGTAAAATCTATGCTATAATTACAGCATACACTAAGGAGTTTACATGGAGTATGTTGTAGAATCTAAAAACCTAAAACACAAAAAATGGATTGAAGCACTATTGCCATCTATGATTAAGCAATTGGGTTTAGTTAACAGCCGTAAGACTGTACTAATTACAGTTGAATCATGCGAAGATCAAGGTGCAACATATCCGTTAGATTTGATCGATAGTTATGTAGTGGTCATTAAACCGGGCACACTTAAAGATATTGGAATTACTCTTGCACATGAAATGGCGCATGTTCGTCAAATGGCAAAAGGTATACTTCGAATAGTAGACGGAAAGAATTTTTGGAAGGGCAAACGCTATACCAAGAGAACCAAATATTTGGACCAGCCTTGGGAGCAAGATGCTTTTGCCAGGCAAGAGATAGTTTTTCGACGAGCAATAGAATAAAAAAGGAAATAAAATGCCATGGATTGAAAATGTCGCATTGAGCGATATCCCCAAAGGTCGTCATCACAATGTGGGCGAGAATTCTATGCTAATTCAGATTGTGGATCCTGCTATGGAGTTTCCTATCCCCAAGCACCAGTTCAAAGAAATTCATCAGTTTGAGTTTTTGGACATTGAAGAAGACGGGATGACCAATCTAGGCGATGGCAAGATGGTTGACATGAGCGAGTTTGCCATCACCGATGAACAAGCCCAACAATTGGTACAACTATTACAACATGCTCTTGAAAAGAGAATGAACGTCGTTGTTCATTGTCATGCCGGAGTATGCCGCAGTGGCGCGGTATGCGAAGTTGGTGTTATGCTGGGCTTTGACGACTGTGAAGCATTTCGTAGTCCCAACCTCTTGGTTAAGCATAAGATGATGAAGGTCCTGGGATGGACCTATGATGAAAACGAGCCACACACCATTAACGGTGTAACATTACCAAGTGGGCTCGTTGTGCCTGCTAAGGCCATAGACTGGACTAACGATAACGAAAAGGTTTTCATGCTGGCCGATGAACGTCGAAAGCGTAGAGAACAAGAAGGCGACATATAATGCCTAAGTGTTATCAACTAATCGGAGTTCCGTGTAGCGGTAAAAGCACTTGGGTTGCTAATCAGGATTGGTCCAAAGATTGTTGTATTATTTCAACAGACTATTGGGTAGAAGAAGAAGCCAAAAGACAAGGCAAAACCTACAGTGAAGTCTTTACAGACTACATGCCAAGAGCAGTAGAGCTTATGGCAGCTAATGTTGTTTCAGCTAGAGAAATGGGTAATAACATTATTTGGGATCAAACTTCAACAACTGTAAAAAGTCGTGCTCGCAAGTTCAACATGTTGCCCGATTATTATCATATTGCTGTAGTGTTTAAGACTCCAGAACATAAAGAACTGATTCGTCGGTTGTGGAGTCGTCCTGGAAAAGAAATACCTGAGCATGTAATTGCCAGTATGATTGCCAGTTGGGAAAATCCAACCGAAGAAGAAGGTTTTAAAGAAATTTGGACTGCCGGTTGACAGATTGGTAAAATCATGCTATAATTATAGAAAGAAAGGAGTGAATTATGCCTAGTGTATTTTTAGTAAGCGATACTCACTTTGGACACATGGGCGTATGTAAGTTCACTCGCAACGATGGTGTCACAAAGTTGAGACCTTGGGATAGTCCAGAAGAAATGGACGAAGACATGATCCGTATGTGGAACGAAACTGTCAAGCCCACGGACAAGGTCTACCATTTAGGTGATGTTGTAATTAACCGCAGAGCATTACCCACGTTAGCCCGCTTAAACGGCGACAAGGTTTTAATCCGTGGAAACCACGACATCTTCCGAGATGACGAGTACAGGCAGTACTTTAGAGAGTTACGTGCTTATCATGTAATGAACGGAATGATCTTAAGCCATATTCCATTACACTCAGATTCAATGGGTCGCTTTGGTGTTAACATCCACGGACATACTCATGCTAATCGCGTGAAGAAGGCCAGGGGAGTTGATGCCCGAACTGGGGAAGTTTTATACAGCGATGAGAACGATGTTCGTTACCATTGCGTCTGCGTAGAACAAACTGATTTTCGTCCTATCTTATTTGAAGACGTTATCAAGCGTATCGAAGAGGAAGGCGGAACTATTGGGTTTAAGAACGGCAACGGGCCTACAATGTAACGGTGTTGGGTGCAAGTTCTTCAGGATTGATAATTTTGTTTACCAATGGTGTATAATCATAACTAACCATCCATCCCCAACTTTCGGTTCTACGTAGCTTACTGTAATCAGCTTTAGGACGAACGGCCCAGGGCACGGCTCCATTTTTCATATGGAATCTTGCTACTGGGTCTTTTTTATTGGCTATAAATTCTTGAATCTGTTCAATATCTGGTTTTTTATTAAAATTTTTCCTGAGACTCGGAATAGGACTTAATGTTATATATTTTACAATATCCGGATAGCAAGTAATTAGATCGTTGGCGGCGCCGAATATAAGATCTGCAACATTTCCTTTTGCATTTTCTGCATTAGATAATCTAAAAATACTATAAAACACAGCATATAAAAATGGACTATCTTGTTCCTTTTTGTTCCAAAGTTCTGTAGCAGTTAACGGTGCTGTCTGTGTAAGCGCCACTTGAAGCATGGCCACTGGCTTGTTATCCATAACCATTGCATAAATGATTCTATCGGTGCCTAACCGTCTTATTAGATCTTTGCGATCATCTACCGGATGCACAGGATCCTGTCGTAATAACTCAACCCAAGATGTTTCAAACTCTGGCTGAAGGTTACTAATGATCATAAAACGGTTTCCTCTACATTATTTGTTTATTTATCTTGGTATATAAAGATCCACCTTTTTGTTGATTTTTAAGATAAATTATTATATACTAAGTTGTGGCTGTAAGCGAATGGCATAGCTCTGACTCCCTGTAAGGGTTGGTTAGGAATGGTAGCAGACATAGTCGTGCACCTTGTAGGTTCAAATCCTACCGGCCACACCAGAATTTCGGTCTTTGGTGAAATGGATATCATCTTTGTCTTCGAAACAAAAGTTATGGGTTCGATTCCTGTAAGGCCGGCCAAAGGACAAAATGAAAGAAAAATTTAAACAACTATACATGGACTGGGCCATTCGTACCGCTGAGTTAAGTCATGCACGTAGACTTCATGTAGGTGCGGTCATTGTTAAAGATGATACAGTTATCAGTTATGGTTACAACGGTATGCCCGCAGGGTGGGACAACGACTGCGAAGATCAGATCTATGAAGAAGATGGGTTCCATATTACTTTAAAAACTAAACCAGAGGTGTTACATGCTGAATCAAATGCGATTGCGAAACTTGCTAAGTCTACAAACAGTGGTCTGGGTGCTACTATGTTTATTACCCATGCTCCATGTATGGAGTGTGCCAAACTTATATTCCAAAGTGGTATTGACCACGTTTTATATAGGAACTCTTATAGGGACACTAGCGGTGTCACATTTTTGGAAAAATCTGGAATAAAGGTTGAACAAATTTCTAAAGATTAAGTAAGCATATAACTCAAATTATCGTGTAAAATAAAAAATATCTAAAAAAGATAATTATAGTTATATGATCGGAGTTGTAAAATGGCTAGAGTTTCTTCTTACGATTGGAGTGCTTGGGATAAACCATCTATTATTGAAATGGTAGAAATGGTTCGAGACCGTATTGTAAATCAGACATTAACTATAGATCAATTCCATAAAATCGTGTCTAGGCATATTAAAAAATATATGCCTATACGCAGTCGAAAAAGCCAAGAAACACAAGTAGAACCCACTTATGTTTGGGTAGGAGGTATGTATTATACCGAATACGATCGCGAACGTAAAAAGAGCATAGAACTTTGTCTGGCATATAGTTCATCGGATAAATTACTTACTTACACAGGACGCAGATTTAAAAGATTCTGTAATCGAATTGCCGATGTATTATTGCACGAAATCATCCACATGCGTCAAGCTCGCAAACGAAAATTTAAAAGTTTACCAGGATATAGTTCAACCGCCGAATCTACCAAACAAAGACAAGAACAAGAATACCTAGGCGATAATGATGAGATAGATGCCTACGCATTTAATATGGCCTGCGAATTAAATGAAAAATTTAGCGGTGATATGAAACGCATTGTTGACTATCTTAACGAATCGCAAAAAGGAAAAAAGCGTAATTATGATACCTGGCGCACATATCTAAAAGCATTTAATTGGGATCAAAATCATCGAATAACTCGTAAGATTAAAAAAAGGGCAATTTATTATTTGAGTCGTACTCAAATTTCAAAACCTTTTCATTCAAAAGACTGGATTTTTTACTAAATCAGGTTGACATTATTTAAAATTCATTGTATACTAATACTTAATTAAGCCAATATAAATCTAGAACCATAATATCATTTCTAGATTAAAATGTAGAATAATTACATAAAAAGGAATACAATGAAAACCAAAGGCAAACTTAATATCCCAAGTCGTCCTGCTAATATGCAGACACCACGTCCTGCCCAGACAACAACAACTCCTAAAGGAAGTGCCCCATCAATTATGATTGCATGTCCGTCAATGGAAATGGTTAATGCCGAATTTGCTCAACATTTAGCCATGGCAGCTGCCAATTTGGTTGCTAATGGAATTAAAATTAATTGCGCATTTAATATCGGTAGCGTGATCACAATTGCTAGACGTAACCTTGCTGATATTTTCTTGAAGAGTGACTTTGACTATATTTGGTGGGTTGACAGCGATATGAAATTTCCTGTAGATGCACCATTAAGATTGTTGGCACGTAATAAAGATATTATTGGAGTTAACTATAGACGTCGACGTTTTCCAAATGCGAATTTTACAGGAATGATGGGTAGTGCTGGAACATTTACAGAATTTGAAACTACAGACAACAGTCCGCCATTAGAACTCATTGATGTTCTTCCACATGGTTGTGTACTGGTTAAACGAGAAGTTTATGAAAAAATTCCTCAACCACACTATTTGCAAGAATATATTCCTTCATTAAATTTAGAAATCGGTGAAGATATTTTCTTTTGCCAACAGGCACAAAAGGCAGGATACGAAATCTGGTGTGATCAAGAATTGAGTAGAGAAGTTGCTCACATTGGTATTTTCCATTTTAACTATAATTTAAGTGTACAAAAATGATCAGCTCATTATTCGAAAGCATCGAAATACGTAAAGTTAAGAATGGCGTCATTGTAACCTTGCGTAGCGATGACGACGAAGATGAAGAATATGTCTACGATACAGATCGTAAGGCATTAAAATTCATTAAAGATATGTTAGATTCTAAACAAAAAGATTACCAAGCAACTGTATGATGTCCGCTATATTATGTTTTTTAATTTGCTTACAAATTAAACATTGGTATATTGACTTTGTTAACCAAAGCGAAGAAGAAGTTAGAAGTAAAGGCATTTATGGTTCAAATGCAGGCGTAAACCATAGTGTCAAACACGGCATCGGAACAATGCTGTGTGTTATTGCTATTTGTGGAATTCCTTGGATATCTTATGCCGCTATAGTTGGATTTTTAGATACTATACTACATTATCATATCGATTGGGTTAAAATGAATTATGGCAATAGAGATATTACTACACCTGCTTTTTGGAATCATTTAGGACTTGACCAAATGGCGCATCAGATATGTTATATCGGTTACGCCTACTTATTAACATGAAAACAGAATATAATATTAAAGACAAAGTTTGGATTCACATAGGTGAACGGAAACTAACAGGCGGGCGTGTTGTGGAGATTATTGATCTCGAACACTTAAACGAGGGACATGATCCAAATCGTGAACTGTATGTTATTGAAATTGAAACGGGTATTGAAGATGTCTACGAAATTCGTTCATTTGAGCAGATCAGTCCAGATGCAAAAGGTCCCATTAACCTATTCCGTAAAATCAATACTCAATTAGAACAACGAGCACTTAAACGTATTGGTATAGTTATACCAAATAAGGACGGAGTTATTCCTGCTCAAAAGTATGTTCACGAAACCAATACAGACAACCCAATCGATTTTCCACAGATCAAAGATGTAGATAACGAGGACGAAGACGGTCCAACTCCAGAACAGATACATGCGGCAATGGACGCTGCCGAAAAAGCAAAAAGTCAAATTTTCCAACCAATGATAGAAAAACCTAAGCGCACATCAAAGCCTAGGCGTAAACCGTTCAATCGTCGGAAAAAGAATGACGCTTGAACAGGTTATGCAAGAATGGGCTTCTTCACATGCCCCCGACATTAAGCCTCGCTTATATATGGGTCAACAACGTAAGTGGACCATTAAGATAGAAGAAGTATGGGCTAGTATCGATGATGCCGGCAACTATTTTAATTCAACGGATTTAGATAAACGAGTAGATTGGACTGCTCATGTACTCGAAACATGGAAAACAGCAAATCGCACATCTTGGGACATGTGGGTGTTTAGTAGCAAACGAGAAGCTGAAAAATTTATTACATTATATACACTACAATGGGCTCAATAAGATGGCGAACAGTCGATAAAGACGGGCTGAGAATTGTCGAAGAAATTTATAAAGTAGTCGTTCATTCTTTTACAATGGGTGATGTAGAGGATCCAGATTTATGGGCCGCTGATCCATTATGGAAATGGCAAAATAGCGAAGAAGGCAAATTTGTTATGGAGAATGCTATAGAAACACCCTCATGGCATAGACAGATTGATAACACTACCTGGGGACATAAGTATACTATAGTCGCCGAACTGGAAAAGAAAAAACTTTCAGAGTTCTACTTAAAATTTGACAAAATAAAAAATTGATCTTATAATTATTAAATAATCTAAAGGAACGACAATGATCATTAAAGAAGGAAGTCGTTGGTCCGGAGCCGACGGAAAAATTTTTATAGTTATTTCTAAAACTACATTAGATGGTAATCACTGGGTATATTATCGAGATGAACTAAAGGAAGGATCTCCGCATGAATATAGTTGTTACGAAGAAAGTTTTTTAGTTAGATTTCGCCCTATACCAGACGACCATTATAATAAAAATAGGAAAAAAAATTATGGCCTGGCATAGTAATTATTGGAGTTGCAGTCCTTTTGCTGATTGGGTTCGGGGTACTGCAAAATTGTCTGCAGGCACTTCGGAAGAATGGGATGAATGGACTACTGCGGCACGGATGAAACATAACTTTCGCTATTGGTTAGCTGAAGAAGGACTCAGCCATTTACAAGATTTTATAACTTGGCCTGCTAGAAAAATAAATGATATACGCTATTATATTAATAATCGTTGGGTTTCTCATAGCCATGCTCTTACCGCACATCCTCGAGACATCAAACCGGGCTCTTGGAGCGATGTCGGCAGTCGCTTTCTCCCTTGCCTGTTCAATGAGCTTGTGGATTTTGTTGAGATAGAACAAGCCTGGCACTATGTAATGTGGAACAGCGAGGAACAAAAGAAATACAATGTTCCTTGGTGGCGTAGTGGTTGGTTACGCTGGCGCACTTGGCGTTGTGCAGAAGCTGGTCTTGCTTATTTGGATTGGGCCTCTACTCTCACTAACGAAGAGTTTTTAGAAGAAGGCGAAAAGCATAAAGCTGAACCAACATATCAAGCTAAGGCCGCAAAAGAAATTTTAGAGCTGTACACTTGGTGGACTACTACATATCGCAATCGTCCAGACCCATACGAAGCTAGTGGCTGGACTGCGGCATGCGAGGCACAACGAGCGGCTAACGGTGGCAAGCTAAGTTTTAGCGAACCAAAAGATCCAGCATTTAAAAAAGCCAGCGATAAAGCCCACAAGCTACTTCAAAAGATCGAAGCCGCATATGAAAAAGAAGACGAAGCTATGATGATTCGTTTGATCAAAATTAGACAGAGCCTATGGACCTAACTGTCTGCATAAAATGGGATGATAGGCAAACAGGATTTTGGTGGAACGAAACCTGTGCTATGGTATTAAAACATTTTGGTCTTCCGGGAGAACGGTATACCAGTCATCCTACCGAAAATGAAATGTCATTCAACTTTTTTAATGAAAAAGATGCTACAATGTGTAGACTATTGTTAAGTGAAAGATTATGAAAGCACAGATCCCAGCAGAAGGTATTTATAAACATAGAGAGTGGGGAGACTCTGTAATGTACGGAGTTCCTTGTGAATGTACCGATCCTACACATCAACACGATGTTTGGATTGAAGCAGATGAAACTGGTGTTACCGTAACTACATACACTCAACAAAAGACCAAGTGGTGGGAACTTAATCGTTTCAAAATCATTTGGTATTTGTTGACCAAAGGTTATGTAGAGTATGAAGCTAACATTATCATGAGTGAGCAACAGGCTCTTAACTATTCTGAAACACTGAAGAAAGCAATCGCCAATGTCAAAAAATTCAAAGATAGCAAGTAGTCCTGAACGGCATACCTTTCAAAAAGAAGGGTACGTTAAACGCAAACAGGAAGAAGGACTAGAACCACTCGAAGAATATATCGAGATGTTCAAAACTTGGAAACAGCAGGATGAAGCCAATCTTGTAGATCCGGAGTGGCAAAAAGACAACATGGAATACGATCTCCGTAGTACTCCGTGGATCTGTGACAAGGTCAAGGCCAGTGACAACTATGCTCAGAATCTCTATGCGGCCATGTGCAATATGCAGTTTACCAAATTAGCAGTTATTCCAATTCTAAAGGATCAGCGATGGAGCGCCAG